CCGGGCGATGAAGTATTTGGCGAAAGCATTGCGGAAGTGGTCAAAGGGGCCGTCGAGGAGTTCGACGGCGACGGGTTCACAGAAGAGATGCTTCAGTTCGAGGCAGACTCAGTGGATGTCCACGAGTTGATTCAAAACGTTGGGAAAACCAAGGGAGTAAGACGGGCGGTTCTTGACTATCTGGCAACGAAAAAGGCAAAAGAGGATGGAGGGAAGAACGATGAAGGAAGAGGATAGAGACAGCATTCTGGGTACCGGTGGCGACGATGACGAATTCGGAAACATGGGTGACGGGTTCGAAGTACTGGGCGGCGACGATAGCGACGATAGCGACGATAGCGACGATGGGTTCAGTGATATAGAGGAGGAGTTCCTTCCCATTGTAGAGGGCAAGGAGCCTCCGCAGGAGCCCGTAACGCCTCCTGAGCCTGTCGTCACTGCGACGACAGTTCCCGAAGCCGCTGAGGTCACGACAGAGGCTTCGGAGCCCGCTCCGAAGAAGACCAAGCATCCGAAGACGACCAAGCCCATTCGGAAGCCCATGTCGAAGCGAAAGAAGGCCATTCGGAAGATGCTCCGACGGGCCGGGGCTGACGAGGTGCCGGAACTGGATATCCTTATGGGGAACAAGACCGGAACAATGGTCTCCATCAAGGACATCGGTCTCTTCATCTCTGAGCCCAAGAGTGAAATCCTCAAGGAGATTCAGGAGAAGTGTCCCATTAGGAATACGGTCAACCTGAGCGCCATGGTTACCGAGGCTCGCGTTATCAGCATTGGGAGCCAGATTTTCAATGCCATGCGGATGTTCACTCCGGTACAGTTGGCCCGAATCACGGATTCACCGGATAAAGAACTCCAATGTACCGGCGGAAGACACCGCTTGGCCTTTCTGTCGCTCACCTACGGGGTGGACGTTGAGGTACCGGTCCACATTGAAGATATGACCCTTAACGAGGCGCGTGACGCCGTGGTGGTGGCCAATCAGGCTCGTCCGACGAAGGCCCTCGAAAAGGCCGAGCATGCCGTTCTCCGGGCAGTGTCTGGCAATGCGGATGCTCAGCAGGACGAAATCTACCTCAAGATGGTCAGGACCAAGGGCATGGTTCGGCATTATTGCACCTACTCGGTCATCGAAAGGAGGTACCCAAAGGCGTTGGGATTCCTTGTCGTGGACAAGGCATTGAGGAAGGATGGCGCACTGACGACCATTACCAACCTTGGCGGGTTCTGGAACAACGCCTCGGACTGGATTGCCGATACCAAGCGCAAGGACTTCGACAAGAGCCTTAAGAAGATGGTCACGTTCGTGAACGCCATGGCTGCCGCAATGCAGAAGTTGGAAGAGTTCGATTCGTCCCATCACATGGCCGCCATGACGCTTCAGGCCATTGGGAAGTACTACCGCACTGTCGAAGATGCGACGAAGAAGCCCCCTGACGCTGCCGAAGTAGCCAAGGCCGTTGTTGGTCTCGGCGAGGTCGGTCGTCAGAAGGCCGAGAGGACGTACAACGACCTGAAAAAGGCAATGTAAGTGATATTCGTCTGCGGTGAGTCAGCACAACAGCCTGACACGCTGAGAAAGGTTTGTCAGGGCAAGCCACATGATGAAGTCTATGCCCTTCCTTGGATTATCTCCAAGGAAGGGCTAGATTCGGTTCGTACGAACCGGAGAGGAAGGCCGAACAGGTTGTTCCCATGTGATCCGAATACTGATGAGGCCGATGGCGAATTTCAGTCCTTTGATGAGAAGATGGGCGAGGGAGACCCGCTCGGAAGGATGGCTCACCTTGTGGCGGCGGGACAGCCGGTCCTGAATGAGGTAATGAAGTCTACCGCCTCTCCGTTTTATGGCAAGGTGGTTGTTCGGAATGGCACGTCTTCTTTCATGGTCGATTGCAGTAAGGTTGACCGGTACTTCCCTACCGAACCATTGTCGGCTAAGCTGTATGCGGCAACGACCGCAATGGTGAGATTCCACAACACACCCGTGTTCAGCGAGGCTTCCAGGTGTAGCTCAAGATACGTTGATGTGGTGTTGGCGTCACAGTATTTACCCGGATCAGTAGCATTTATGCACTTCTACCGGCTCATAGGTGGTAGATGGATTGTCGGTCTGGAAGATTTATCGAAGTTTGCGGGTCGAGAGGTTCCCCGGTTTCGGTATAATAGGGGGTACAGGAGCGACCATGCTGAAAGAGTTTTACGAAAAGAACGAAGTTCCCAAGGACGACCGAATACCACTTGAGAAGGACATCCTTTTGGTGGTGCCGGATAAGGACTTCGATGCTGCTCCCGTAGCCGTGAGTCTTGGCCTTTCCCCCTTTGAGACGGCGGTGACGTGGCCAAAAACAACAGTCCAGATGCTACCTGAGATATGCGCTGCCAGTCCGAAGTTCGTACTACAGGTAGGCAAGTGTCCATACCCGAAGAAGTTTCCGTGGACACATAGTGCCGAGTGGGCATGGAAGTTTCGTGACCGGGCTGTTGCAGCTACGGCTGACAGTTATGTCGGGCTTCATCACCATGACGAGTTCTCCATCAAGGATGCACTCGGGACCGTCTCCCAATTGACCAAGCTTTTGATAGCACAACGTCGGTCGTTCTGTAGTGTGACGAATCATGGTAGCGTAGGAGGATGGATTCGCCAGTACAACGCATGCAAGAAGGCAGGCATCAAGGCGGTCTTCGGGATGGAAGCGTACATCTCGAACTATCGGGGGGACGACCCTGAAATGAAGAGGAAGTGCCGTTCTGCCGGTCATCTCGTCCTCATTGCCCGGAACAAGAAGGGCTTCGACAATATCATCCGTATCCACAATGACGCATGGATAAGCGGGTTCTACTACTCACCCCGGACAACGTGGTGGTCGTGCCGCCGATGGGGAGCGGGAATTGTTGCCACGACGGCGTGTATGGGCGGCGAGATTCCGCGAGCGCTGATGAGGGATGACTGGGAACAAGCGGAGCGTATCTATCGGTGCTATGCCGATGCCTTCGACGAGGTTTACGTCGAGCTTCAAATCATCGAGTATGAGCGACAGAAGGAAGTCAATCGCAAGCTTATCCAATTCGCCCGGAAGGTCGGGGCTCCCCTTATCATGGCTTGCGATTGCCTGCACCCAGACTCTAAAGTGATTATGTCCGACGGGTCATTCAAACCAATAAAAGACATTAAGGTTGGAGACTTGGTCGCAACTGATGATGGTCGGTTTTCAGAGGTTGAAGCTATTGGCCAGAGGCGATTGCGAGTTGGAGAGAAAGCCTATAAGGTAATTTCAGGAACAAAATATCAGGCTATCATAGCCACAGAGGACCATCCATTTCTCGTTTCTTCCGAATGCGGGAAACGAGAATGGGTACATGCCAAAGACTTAAAAAAAGGAGATTGGCTCGTCGTCCCTCGACCTGTGCAAACTGGTAAAATCGACAGTCTACTGACAAGTCAGTATTTTGAAAAGAAGCAAACTTGTCACTTGAAAGAGGGGAGGTGGGTTTCCACCAGAACCGATAAGATATGTTTTGTGCCGGAGGAACTGGGAATAGACAGCGAAATGTGCTGGGTATTGGGGATGTATATCGCAGAGGGATATAGGGGAGGATACAACACTGGGTTCGGACTTCATGAAGATGAAAAGAAATATCGTCGTCGCATAATTGAGTTCTTTAGAAGGTTTGGGTTCAATCCGAATGAGGCGGAGCAAAAAGGAAAAGGATTACAAGTTCGGATTACCTCATTTGGGTTTGCTTCTATGTTTGAGGAGTTGTGCGGCAAAGGGTGCGAGAACAAACATCTTCCGAACTTCTGGAGAAGCCTTGATAATAACAGGCTTTCGTCGTTACTAGAGGGAATTTTTTGCGGAGACGGGACATGGAATGGAAGGAGGCTTTCCTTAACCACGACTTCTGAATGTTTGGCACATCAAGTACAACAGGCATTACTGAGGCTCGGATACTGGGGAGGAATACAAAGAATACCGCCACGGATGGATGAAAGGACGGGGAATCTTTCAAGACCACAGTATGTTATATCAATTGGCGGCCCTCAGACAAAACAATTGAAATGGTCATGTGTTGGGGAGCAAATCCATAGACGGGACGCTTGGTTCCATCGAGTAGAGGAAGATGCTGTTTTGGTTCGGGTAAAGTCTTTAGAGGAAGTCCTGCGGTCTGTTGTTCCAGATGTCCATGACATACAAGTCAAAGGACGACATTGTTTTGTCTCGGAAGGAAGGCTTGTTCATAATTCTCACTATCTTGAAGCCGAGCATGCCGATACACATGATGTCCTTATGTGCATCCGTCAGTACAAGACCGTCTTTGATTTGGGTGAGCCTACCGATGACGAAAAAGCAGGCGGAGAGAAGGCGGATGTGTGGGCGTTCGATGTCCGTAATTTATTCTACCGGAACGCGGCTCAGATGAGAAAGGTTTTCAAGGGCGGCTATGTCCATCGTAGTCGGGATGGAGTAACGACACAGCGTGGGCCATTTGAGGACGACGTGTTCACAGCGGAGGTCTTTAAGGAAGCTCTGGCGAATACTCGGCTCGTGGCTGTCGAGGCTGAGGAAATCAATCTGGATTCTGCTATCCAGTTGCCGAAGTTGTACGACAACGCCCCGGAGATGTTGCGCAATAAAGTCAATCGTGGTCTCACAAATCGTGGCATTGGTGTACGGAAGGATGCTCAGATATACCTCGACCGGGTCAATTATGAGTTTGATGTCATCTGTAAGCTCGGATGGGCCGATTACTTTCTTATCATGGACAGAATTGTGTCTGATGCAAAGGACAAGTTTGGCGAGTGGGCTGTCGGGTACGGTCGTGGGTGTTTCCATCCATCCACTCGGGTCGTTATGTCAAACGGGGTTTCCAGATTTATCGGGAATATCAGAAAAGGAGATGTCGTCGTTGCAGATGACGGCTCTTATCTAGGGGTTTTGGACACATTCTCATACGATGTCGATGAAGACCTTGTTGAAATCGAAACAGATGATGGCCGTGTTATTAGGTGTACGAAAGACCACAAATGGCTCGTCAAAAGCGAAGACGGAAGTACAAAGTGGGTGCAGGCGAAGAATTTGAATGAGGACGACGAACTTGTTGATGTCGTATAGGATGGAGGGACTAGGATGAACGAAGAGAACGAGAACCTTGATAGACTTTCAGAACTTGGTGATTTCCGGTGCATTGTAGCCGACCCTCCGTGGAGACCGTCTCTTCATGCCAACAATCCTCGTCGTGCGACACTCGACAAAGCCGGGCCACAAAAGCATTATCCAACAATGCTTCTTGATGATATATGCTCTATCCAGCCCCCAAGCGCTAAACAGTGTCATCTCTGGCTCTGGGTATTGACGCAGCACGTTGACTGGGGTTTCGCAGTAGCAAGGGCATGGGAGTTTCAGGAGATAACTACAATGCTGACGTGGTGCAAGCCCGGCCTTGGGGTTGGGCGTTTTCAGTGCAATACAGAGCACGTACTGTTGTGCCGCAAGGGGCCACGAGCAGGGAATCCGTTTGGCTCGGGCGGGAGAGTTGCTCCTGCGACTGGCGGGACGTGGTTTAATTGGCCGAGAGGGCGACATAGTAAGAAACCGGAGGATTTTTACAGTCTAGTTGAGAAGGTGTCTCCGGGGCCGTATCTTGAAATGTTCGCGAGAAATCGTCGTGATGGATGGGAAGCGTGGGGTAACGAGGTATAATTCTTTGATATTCCTCCTATGGTTGAGGGTACGCTACAACTATTGGAGGAAGAGATGCACGCAATTAAGTGGAATTTAGAGGATTGGCCTGAGTGGGTTCGTCCATATACTGAAGAGAAAGAGTTTCTGAGGCGGAAGAATCAGTATGGCACAGAAAGGGCCAGATATTCATGCTTCTCGGTTAAAAGTGTTCCATTCTCGGTTATGCTTGAAAACGCGAAGTCGAAGACACTGAAGTGGGATGTAAGAGGGACATGCCGATTATGCGGAGGGAATTTTCACGGACCTTGGAGTAATATATGGATTCGCAAGAGATACCGGGGAGACGAGGTTTGCGGAAGATGTGTAAGAAAAGCCGCATATACCGATGAATGGAGAGAAAACAATTCTAAGTCACAAAGAATCTCACAAGGAAGTCCTCAAGCAAGAAAAAGGATGTCAAGACGACTGAAAATGGCTCACAACAACGACCCATCTATTTCAAAGAGAATATCCGCAGGACTAAAGAGGGCGTACCATGACAACCCGGAGTTCAGAAGGAAAGTTGCAGCGGCTTCAAGAAAAAACTGGGAGAGGCCAGAGTATCAAGAAAAAGTAACAGGGCATGGTTATCATCATGGATATTATATCAGCGGAGACATTAGGATTTATTTCGCAAGCTCATGGGAGTTGATGTTTCTGGACTGGTGTGGAAGAAGCGAGGATGTTGTTTCATTTGACAGATGCGTTGACAAAATTCCGTACTCGAAACCAAGTGGAGGGACTGCCCGTTATTTTCCAGATTTTGTTGTGGAGTGGGCGAATGGAACGAAAAGCGTCGTTGAGATAAAAGGTGGCCGACAAAAAATAGGATTGGTCGAGAGGAAGAGGGTCGCCGCCGAATCATTCTATGAGGGACTATGTGAATATATCATTCTCTTCAAGGAAGACCTGAAGAGGATGGGGATTTTTAAGGAAAGCAAGCGTGTCGGGGACTGGATTGATAAATTGGAATCAGAGAGCAAGGTAGCAGAACATGCCAAGGGTAAAAGCAGTAAGAGTAGTTCGACATAAGGGGAAGGTTCACGACCTTTGTGTCGAAGGAAGGCATACATACAATGCAGAAGGACTCGCTGTTCATAATTCGGCGGCGGGTAGCCTTGTCTCATATTGCTTGGGACTGACTGACATCGACCCAATTGAATATGGTCTGTTGTTCGAGCGATTCCTTGACGAGGGAAGGCCCGACCCTCCCGATATTGACACGGACTTTGACCCGCGAATCCGGGACGAAGTAAAGAAAGACATTGTTAGGGTTTTTGGTGAGACAAAGGTATGCAGCATCGGAACATATCAGACGTACAAGACCAAGGCTGTCATCATCGACGTGGCGCGTGCGCTGGGAGAAGATACCAAGCTCGCAATGGCTGTCACCAAGAAGATTGACTCCCTCAGCCAGTTCGAGGATGAGGAGGGTGAGTCTCATAAGGTTGACGACATGCCTTTCGATGAACTGTGCGAGCATTATTCTGACTTAGCTAAGTACTTCGAGGATAATCCAAAGGTGCGCCATCATGCTGAAATCCTTCGCAACCAAGTTAAGAACATGGGTAAACATGCGGGCGGTGTCATCATTTCTGACAGGAGTCTCCGGGGCCGCATCCCGGTTCTGTGGGACAAGCCCGGCAATAAGGTTGACCGACAAGTCATTTCTGCATGGGCAGAAGGCCAGGAGAAGTCTGAGCTAAGCTCGGTGGGACTCGTTAAGTTCGATATTCTGGGGCTGAATAACATCCCCGTGATTGCCGACTGCGTGAATCTAGTGGAACAAAATCGGCGAGATAAGAGCGGGAAGTCGGTTGTGTTGAGAAGGGCCAGCATTCCGATTGATGACCACACGGCAATCAAGATGGGCTCCAAGAGAGACCTTGTGGGAATCTTCCAGTTGGAGAATCCGGCAACGATGCCTGTCGTGGAAGCCGTGGGAATGGAGTCCCTTGCTGACGTGTCGGCCATCACATCACTGATTCGCCCCGGCCCCCGTGATATGGGAATGGACATGACGTATGCTCGGCGCAAGCATGGCGAGCCTTATGAATCCATCCCGTGTATCGAGCACATCATGACTGAGACGTACGGGGTAATGACTTACCAAGAGCAGGTTATGAATATCTCCAAGGCGCTTTGTGGATTTGACGGCCCCATGGCGAATCGGCTCCGAAAAGGAATGGGGAAGAAAATTAAGTCCGTAATGGACGAAATGAGGCAAAAGTTCTTTGATGGAGCAAGGGTAAAGATTGAAGCTGGAGAGGTTTCTCTAAAACAAGTTGAGCAAATTTTCTCACTGATTGAGGCTTTTGCAAGATATGGTTTCAACAAATGTGTTGACGTAGACACGTTGCTCGATAGTCCGAGTGGGACAATTTCTGTTTCGGACGTCAAGAACCGTCTCGATTCCAACAGAGAAGGAGTCGTGCTTTATGCCTTTGATGACGAGAGAATTGAAGACAAATGTGTTGAGGTCATAGACGCTGGCGAGATGGACGCTTACGAGTTTTGCTTTGATGATGGTTCAAAAGTTGTTTGCAGCAGAGACCATCAGTTTCTTTGTGCTGACGGGAAGATGCATACGATGGAAGAGATAATGGAAAAAGGGCTTGACGTTGTGTCAGTAAAACGAGATAGTATTCAGTGACTACGAATAGTTAAAGGAGTACTATTATGGGTTCTCGAAAAATAACCCCGGACGACGAGAGATCAATCCTTTTTGCATATAGCGAGGGAAAAACGGGAAGTGAAATACTGGATATTCTTGACGGCAAGTTCAAGACAACAAAGACCGTTTATGATACGCTACGTCGTTTTGGTGTAAGTCGAAGAAACGGTGGAACGTGCCCTGCGAGCGTCGATCATTTTTATTTTGCGAAAATCGACACGCCCGAGAAGGCATACGTTTTGGGATTGATAGTAACTGGCGGATGGGTTCGTTCAGATGGGAGACCAGAAGTTGCACTTCAGTTAGTCGTAGAAGATAAGAACATTATTGAGTTTGTAAAGAGAGAATGGAAAACAGATAGAAAAATTCTGGTTCTTAGAAAGGGAAAGTTCAAAGGATTGAACGGTAAGGTGTATCAGTCGTCCCCAATGGCAAGAATCGCAGTCCAGTCTGAGCGGATGCATTCCGATTTATCTGCTTATGGCGTTGTTAAATCCAAGACAAGAAAAACATGGATGCCCCTACTGGATGAATGGGCGATGCCTTATCTGATTCGGGGAATTATTGACGGGGACGGAACTATATACAGGCATGGTCAAACTGGTCAGCCGTGTGTTCGCTTTGTCGGGTCTCCATTCTTGGTTGGTCAAGTGACGATGTATCTGACAATGATTCTGGGAGTGGGATACAGAAATCCGAGTTTGAAATCTGATTCGGATTTCTTGTCATATGTTGATTACAGCATAAGCGATGACGTGGTTAAGATATTGGATTATGCCTACGGAGGTGAAATGTCCGTATCAATAGGAAGGAAGATGGAAAGTGCCAAAAGTATCCTCAGCGAGGTTCGTTGACCGTAGGCGACTATACAATTTACGGATGGCAGGTAAAACTCACAACTATGTTCTTGCGGCAGGGTTGGTGTCAAAGAACTCGCATGCAGTGGCTTATAGTGCTGTTTCAACGGTGGAACTGTGGCTCAAGTATCACTACCTGCCTGAGTACATGACGGCCCTCATTAACAATGCGAAGCTGGGAAAGAAGAAGCATGGGAAGGATATCTTCATCTCGTACATCAACTACGCTCGCAGGCGCGGGATACTAGTGAAGCCTCCGGATGTCAACAGGAGCGGAACGACCTTCTTGATAGAGGACGGCAACATTTTGTTCTCTCTGGCGCATATCAAGTATGTGGCGGCACAAGCGCCCGTTGTGGCATCCTTTCAGCCGTTCCTCAGCGTGGCGGACTTCTATGAGAGGGTGAAGGTAGAGACAACGACCAAGACGGGCAAAAAGTCTTCTCGAAGGCCAAGCAAAACGCAGGTCTTGGCTCTCGTGAAGTCGGGTGCCCTTGACTCGTTCGGCAGTCGGAATGATGTCATCGCTGAGTACTATCGCTGCCGAAAGAAGAAAAACGAGGAAGTCCCGCATTATGCCGATGCCGAGTGGGAGGCCTTTGAGCGGGAGGTGACTGGACTTTGTTTGTCTAAGCCCCCTCTGATGATGAAGTATCGAGACCTGATGAGAGAGAACAAGTGGAAGGCTGTGGGCGAGGCAGGATCCGTCAAGAAGGTCAAGATATTTGGACGGATAGTAGACATCAGGCCGCACACGTCCAAGGCTGGCAATTCGATGCACATCATTGATATCTCGGATGATGTTGACGTTCAGACGTTCTTCGTATTTCAGGCCGGTAAAGAGGCTTTTTTCGAGGCCATAAGCCGGAAGAAGGTTTTGGCGGCTGTGCCTCTCGACCACTTTCAAGAAGAAAGTTCATTTTCTGAGACCTGTTTTTATGATGACAGGGGTACAATAGATGTAGTTACAGAAGCATCAACACAAGAGGAGGAGAAGAATGAAGCTGGAAAAGGGAATGTTGCTGAGAGCACAGACGAAGACGCGGGAAGACGTATTCGGAGATTGCCTGTATGAAATCGACGAGGTCGGACTTCCGGCCCCGGAGACAGACCGGCGTAAAGCCGGTGAGATGGACGGTGTCCGCTGCATTATGCTTGGCGGATCAGGCCCGGCAGCCCGGAAGGGGTTCACCGTAGTGGACTCGGTTGCGCACATTGAGCGTGACATTGCGACGGGCATCGTGGAAATCATACCGGCGGCCAAGCGAGCCGGGATTGTGGCCTACTACGATGACAAGAAGCTGGATGGAACTCCTCGGAAGGTGACCGGAACTGGCGTCATGGAGATGTGATGGACACGACTCCGACAGGAGTTCAGTCGCCTGTGGCACAGACATCTGTGTCCAAGACGCTTATTGTCCCCGGCTCGATACCAGAAGCGTATCGAGCCGAGGCCATTAGGCCAGACGGAACGACTCATATCTTCCCGTCATGCCGGGCGGTGGACATTACGTTTGGGCTCAACTATGACCTCTTCGCACTCCCGTGGAAGGTTTGTCTTATCGCTCATGACGCGGACAGTTGGCGGCGTGTGTTCTTTGCCACCCGTCAGGAGTGGGAACGTGGCGAGCTTCAGACCGTAAATCGTGAACCTCAGATGTTCTTAGCTATTCCGACGGAGCGTCATTTCGACCTCGACTTGTATCGGATGCAGGCCAATGACGGAATCAAGGCGTGGGTAGACGATGTCGTTGCGAACATGGATTGGAAGGGCGCTTGATGGTCAATGTCGTCATCTGTTATCAGAAGGGGACAGGCAAGATGCTGGACGCTTGTTTGTCTTCCATCAAGAGGCACACGGGGCATCCGCATAAGGTGTGGCTCGTGACAGCAGAGCCGGACGAGGCCCTTTTCAGCCTTGCGAGGGACAATGATCTTCCACTTCTTGAGAACTCGAAAATCAAGGGCGATAATCACGCTCATGGTGCTCTTCTGGACTGGGCTATCTATGGCATCGGACATGATTACGACTTTATCCTGACTCTGGACTCGGACTGTTTCCCCGTAGCAGACTTCTGGTTGCAAGACCTGATGTTTATGATGGAGAATGGCGCTCGCATTGCGGGCATCTTACATCCGTGGGCACCTCCCCCATTGACCATGCAGAAGTCATGGATTGAATGGCGCGTGCGGGAACAACATTGCTGGGAATCAACTCATGTGGCCTGCCAGTTGATTCGCAAGAGCGACTTTATCGAGCTTGGTCAGAAGTACAATGACGGCGATGATACGGGACTGGCTGTCATAAAAGAAGCTCGACGGCTGGGGTGGGAGATTGGTGGATTCAAGCCGACACGCTGTCCGTCCCTACTGGTGCAAGGCAGTTCGTTTGTGTCTGGATTTCCACCCTTGGCTTGTCGTATAGCTCACAGCCATAATAGCAACCCGAGTCACAATCCCGAGTTCAACCGATACTCGTGTGTGATATTTGGTGACAAGATATATCATCATGGTGGCTTTAGTCGGGCAACGATGGGAGCCGACCGTCCATACGGCGAAGAACTCGCATGGGTGACGCCGCTTATCTTCGATCGGAAGGGGGCTGAGTTTCTGCTTCTCGATGACCAGTCGTATCGCTATCAGTTCGACCGTGAAGAGGAGGTGGCAGCCGAGAAGATGGGTCGTTTGTTTGGACATGATGGGAGAAACATTGGAGGAACGGGATTATGAAAACTGTAGAAATATGCTTGCTGGCAAGACGCCGAAAAGATGGCAAGTTCCTAAGATTATTCGAGACACAACACACAGCGAATTTCGATTTCGTAGATGACCCCGCTCTGGCAAAAAGGGTTATCCTTTCGGATGACAGCTTTGTAGGCGGGCAGCCTTCGAATATCCAGCCTGCTCCATACTACTTCGAGAACTCACATCGGGCTCGGAATGCGTGGCTTGTAGATTGTGAGATGGTTCCATACGAAGTGACCACGGAAGTCGTCGCTATCCCAATGAACCTGAAATGAACGATATGATTACTGTCGTCATTTGCTATGCCGCCGGGACGGAGCGCGTACTTCGGACGTGCCTGTCGTCTTTGGGCCGCCATGACGCGGGGGCAGAATTTGGTGTTAAGGTATATACCGACCAACATGGGTTACAGGAGGCCGCAATTTGTTGTGCAGCCCATCGCCAGAGACTACAGATACTCCCGGAGTTAGTAGGGTGCCCGGATGGTATCGCGGGTAGCAAGAAGCACGGTTTCCTACTGGACGAGGTCATGAGGCGTGAAAAGGGCCTTGTGCTGACTCTGGACTCGGATTGCTTCCCGGTGGCTGGCGGGTGGCTATCTAACGTGTGGGACTTCCACAAGGCGGGGATAGTACTTCCTGGTATTCTGTGGCCGTGGGAACCTCCCGACCCCCGTATGGACAAGGACAGCATCGAGTGGCGTGTTCGTCACATACAGAATTGGACGAACACATGGGTGGCGTGCCAGTTGGTCGATGTGGAGTTCGTGAAAGACCACAAGCTCTCTTACATAACTGGGGATGATACGGGCTTTTCGCTCATCGAGAAGGCGAATGAGCTTGGGCTTTGCATGAAGGGATTTATGCCGACTCGGTGCGCAAGTCCGACTTGGGCGTCAGGCTTCGACCCCGAGATGAATCGACACATGTGCGTCATTTATGATGACAGAATGATTCATCTAGGTGGCGGATCGTCCCGTGTGGGCAAAAAGGAGTTTGAGCATAATCACCTTTTTGAGGAACCCATCGAGATGACTTTAAGGAAGGCGTCGGCAGATTGGCTGATGAACTCAAACAAGGCTCATCACTATCGTTTTGACAACGAGACCGAGGTGGCGGCGTTCAAAATGAGAATGATGAACAGCGGAATAATGAGGCATTTGCAAAACCATGAGAGCATTTTCTAACATCAAAGGTATTATCCTCGCAGGCGGGAATGGCACGAGACTCATGCCGTTGACCAAAGCAGTCAACAAGCAATAATTCTTTGATATTCCATCCTTGGGTGAAGGAGGATGGAACGATGAATAAAGAACAAGTTGCTGCGATGTATCGTGGCGAAAAGATGTCACAGGTAGAAATTGCTGATGCTATTGGAGTTTCCCAAAGCACCATTTCCTACTGGATGAGGAAGTGGGGACTCAAGCGAAGGGAAAGGGAATGGAAGATTTCAGGTTCAAGGGTTAAGTATTCTTTCAACAGCGAAAGGGTAAATATCCTTGATGACAATTTGGCTTGGGTTCTTGGCTGGATTGTTGGTGACGGGAATGTGAGGCAAGAGGGGCTGGAGTTCTATCTGTCAGAAAAAGATGCAGATGTGCTTTTCAGCATTAGAGAAGTATTTGGGTTCAACGGCCCAATTTCAAAACGAGAAGTGTACTTAGAAAAGACTGGTCGTTCGTACGGGCAAGTTTCACTGAGCATCAGGAGAAAAGAGTTGGCCACATGGCTTATTGACGCCGGGATAGCCCCTTGCAAGAGTCAATCAGAAACATACCCGAATATGTTTCAGGGCAAGCCTGACTCAATTCATTGTGCATTCATTCGTGGTCTATTTGAAGCCGACGGGACGATTACCAGATATTCAACAGGGCAGATGGTGTTCCAAATTGTCGGCACAAAAGAGTTGCTTACGAGTGTTCAAGACAAGCTGATTACCTTCCTTGGACTTCGGAAGACGAAACTGTATCGACAAAAGAGAAGCAAAAACCATTTCATGTTGAGATATGTCGGGAACAAGCAGGTTGTGAGAATCATGGAGCTTCTTTACTCGTATGGGGATTACAAGCTGAAAAGAAAACACAGTAGGTATCAGGAACTCAAGGAGGCAGCGTGAAACCACGAAGTCAACTGAAGGGGGTTATATTGGCTGGAGGAAAGGGAACGAGATTGCTTCCTCTTACTCGTGCTGTCAACAAGCATCTTCTCCCGGTGGGAGACAAACCCATGCTTCAGCACTGCGTGGAGCAACTTGTTGGGGCTGGTATTACAGACATCCTTGTGGTGACTGGCGGCGAGCATCTTGGAGGCATCGCTGAGTTCCTTGGTGGCGGCAAAGATTTCGGGTGTTCATTCACGTTCAAGGTTCAGGAAGCCGCCGGTGGCATTGCTCAAGCCCTTGCCCTGGCAGAAGGGTTTGTACGGACTGGCGAATCCATGTGCGTTCTGTTGGGGGACAACATCTTCGAAGACCCGCTTTCTGCCCTGGTGGAGAAGTATGCGGAACGGTTGTTCAATGGTGCGTTCGTAGCTCTTAAACGAGTTACTGACCCGGAACGGTTCGGCGTTCCGAGGCTGAAGGAAGGTAAAATTCTCGAAATCGTGGAGAAGTCAGATGATCCCCCGAGCGGGTTCGCTGTTACCGGCATCTACTTTTATGACAGCCGTGTGTTTGACATCATCCGCACGCTGAAGCCGAGTGGTCGTGGCGAGATGGAAATCACGGATGTGAACAATGCTTATGTCAGGGTCGGACAGATGGGGTTTGTGAAGTTGGAGGGATGGTGGACGGATGCCGGAACCCACGAGAGCCTGAGCAAGGCAAATGAACTGGCGAGACGCTGATGGGCTTTCGGATACGAAAAGGGGAGAAGGGGGCTTCGGCTCAACCGGCATATGAGCGTTTACGTTGACAGCATGATGTCGTGCCTCAGCAATAAAAAGTGGAGGCATACGGAGGTCGCACACCTATTCGCGGACAGCGATGATGAGCTTCTGGACTTCGGTAGAAGAATGGGATTAAAAGAATCGTGGCTTCAACGTGGAAGTTTGGTACACTTTGACCTTACTCGAAATGCAAGAAGGCGTGTCGTACTCAATGGGGCGACTGAAGTGGATTCAAGGTTTGTCGCCCAGAGAATCAGAGAAGCGAGAGGTGGGAAATGAGATTTCCGTTTACAGATAGTATTGTGAGAGAAGACTTCGTCGGCAAAACGATGGTGGTTTCGTCGAACATGTCTGAGGACACCGGCTATAATGTCCGGGAGAGTTTTGTTATGAATGAGGACGGGACGACATCCTCGGGCCACCTATGGGAGACCGGGGAAGGCATTTTGAAGCTCATGCTGGGGGACTCTTCCTTCCTGTACGCATTCAACGGGCTGGATATCAACAATGGCGTGGTTCGGGCCGTAGGCAAGATTCCCATTTCCTCTCCAAGAGGCACTGTCCGGGCAGTCATGCACGAGGAGAAGGCCCTGGGTGACCGGTGGGGCGTTCGCATATCGAGCCATGTCCGGTATGTGAAGGAAGCGGTGCCCCCGCTGCTGAAGTCCCTCAAGAAGGCAGACGTCAGCATGAGTCGGGTGATGGTTGCCGTCGGTGGTTCCAAGTCTGACGCGTGTGACTATCATGACGACGATGGGGTCACCTTCCTTCACACGACAGAAGACCATCATGGCCTTACGGCACTCCCCATTGGTCTGTCGATGGACGAAGTCGATTATGTCGTGTGCCTGCATGATACCTGCGATGTGACGCCGGATTTCGTCGAGAAGATAAGCGCTTTCGATATTGGGCTCAATCCTGATATCATTTCATTCTGCAACAATCAGGCGTTCGAGCTTGGCATTTTCGCCATGGACTTCCTTGACGGATTGGAGTTTCCGAGAGTTCATCTCGTAAGCCTTCCAGATGTTTTGCGGACACTGTCCAGCGTCGTGGTCAACTACGGGGCGAGCGAGAAGTGTCTCGGCAAGCGTGATGTGTATGGAACAGGCGTCCAGCGTGAAGAAATATCCATCCCGACGATGGGCATCAAGAAGTTTCGGGGTGACAAGGCGACTGGAGGCAAGCCGTAATGCCAGACCTTCCGGTTGTCTATATTTTTGGTGTTGATAATCTGGATTTGAAATCAGAGGCTTCCGTTCCAGATTTCGAGACCAACAATCTGGACTGCCGGTGCTATCCTACTGATGACGGGGCGATGTCTCTCTTCGCAGAGACGCGTCCGTCGGCTATCATTTCCGTTGGTAGAGTGCAGGATTTCACAAACCTAGCAAAAGCTCCGTTCTCTGTCCGGTCAAGATGGATTCATAAGGACAACGTTCGAGACCTTGAAAAGCTGGGAAACAATGCCTTTGAGTGCTTCTTGGATGGCGCGTTGAGGAAGCAGAACGAGGAGCCTCTCGTTTCGGTTTTCACTCCCACATACAAGACTGGTGACAAGATTTACAAGCCGTTCTTCTCCCTGATGGCCCAGACTTACACCAACTGGGAATGGGTCGTCGTTGACGATTCCGGTGACGATGACGACACTATCAACTATTTGGACGAATTCGCCAGTCAGGACTGCCGTATCAGGGTATATAAGAACCGGAAAACTTCGGGCTCCATCGGCGAAGTGAAAAGGACGGCCTGTGACTTGGCGCGAGGAGAAATCCTTATTGAGCTTGACCATGATGACCATCTTCTTCCAGATGCCATTCGGCGGGTAGCTTCCGGCTTTCAAAGGTACCCGGATGTAGGATTCATCTATACCGACTTTGCCGAATCATTTGAGGGAGGAGGCAGGGTCGCTTACGGGGAAGGCTGGGGATTTGGCTACGGTAGTTATCGGGAAGAGACGCATAACGGCGTCAGCTACCTGGTTGTCAATTCTCCCAATATCAACGCCAAGACCATTCGACACATCGTGGCGGCTCCGAATCACATCCGCTCGTGGAGAAAGAGCGTATACGACGCTATCGGCGGTCATAACCCGGCACTGCATGTTGTCGATGATTACGAGTTGATGGTTCGGACTTTTCTTCACACGAGGATGGGGCGAGTCCCCTCTCTGTGCTATGTCCAGTATCGCAATGAGACCGGCAACACTCACCAGAGAAGAAACGCCGAGATACAAAGACTGGTGCGCTACATCTCAGTCGGATATGACAGGGATATCCATGCGAGGTTCTTAGAGCTTCAAGTGGACGACTTCATTTGGAAAGAAGGGGTGTGTTCTTTCTACAGACTCAATTCAGTCCCGAACCCTGGAGTTGAGCCTCATTGCACGGTCATGATAGAAGATGAAGCCCCCTGAGAAAATGGTAACGTGTCCTGTTTGTGGGGCAATCGCACGGCTTGTCAAGCGGTGAGATTGGTCAGTCTCCGGTTACAGAGTTCATCTACCTGTGCCAGAACTATCCCAAGTGTGACAGCTACGTAGGATGTCATAAAGGCACGACCAAGCCTCTTGGAACCATGGCAACTGGGGAACTTCGCCAGTTGCGCCGGAAGGCACACGAAGCCCTCGATTGGTTCTGGAAGAGAGACAAGATGACGAGGAACGAAGCCTATTGCAGGCTATCGGGACATCTTGGTCTTTCCATCAAGAGAACTCACATCGGCATGTTTGACATATCCCAGTGTCAAGAGACTATCTGCCTTTTCAAATCACTCCGACCCTACCGAACCCCTGTTGGAAGATAGCCAATCTTTTCCGTATTCCTGAAGCTCTCTGCCAGTATAGTGATGTGAGCGACAACGACACAACCAAGTGAGGAGACGGACAATGGCGAATGTAAAAGGAGTCAAGATTGAGGGCAAGCTGAACGTAATAGGCGTGATGGATACTGCCGGTCGAAGGGAAGAAGACCATATCCTTGCCTTGTCGGATATGGTCAGGTATCAGAACGTGCCCGAGGACAAGGCGTCGGATGCAAAGGCAGCCGCCAAGGTCATCCGGGATTTCATGGCCCAGACGGTGGCTCCCTACTTCGGACTGAACATGGAGTTCGACAAAGACAACATGACCATAAAGAAAAACAAGGCGGACGGACAAGTCCGATACATCCAGTTCGTCATCGAGGGTCAAGAGGCGGTGGCGTGGGCGTATCTGAAAGTTCTGATACATGCCCTGAAGCAGTGGTGCGACAACGGCAATGTCTTCGACCTCGTGAGCGACATCGAAGGATAAGAGACAGGCATTTCAAGGGCCGCCTTCGGGCGGCCTTTTGCTTTTTCCGTATTCCTGAAGCTCTCTGTCAGTATAGTGATGTGAGCGACAATCAAACGGAGACAGTTATGGGTTACGAGAATGCAGCGGCAACGAAACTTCTGGCAACCAATTGCGCGATTTGTGGCCGGGCTCTAGTAGATGCCACGAGCGTTGAGCTTGGTGTCGGACCTGAGTGCCGAAATCACATCGACCAAGGTATCGATGACGGAACCCGCAAGATTGCCAACAAGTGTGTGTTCGATGCGGCTATTGCGACACAGGAAGGCCGTATCGAGGACGTGATGAGGGCTGCCAATACCATCGAAGAGATGGGACTCACCGCGCTCGCCGACAAGATTCGTTGTCGGTTCAAGAAGGCTGTCGAGCGCAAGGCTCAAATCACCATCGAGGTCGAGGATGACTGCTACGTGGTCAACACTCCTTTCCGCCGGGGCGACAAGGTTGCCTTCATCAACGCATGGCGCAATATCCCCGGTCGGGCCTACAGGCGGGGTTTTAACTACATTCCTCTGACCCAGAAGAGGGCTCTGTGGGCGCTCCTGCGTGAGTTCTTTAGCGGCAAGTACGGCGATGGACCCAAGGGCAAGTTCAGGATTCCTAAGCCTGAGCCTCGTCCCGAGCAGTTAGAAATGGAAGTGACTGCCTGATTTTTCAGACTCCGGGTGTATAATAGGAAACGGCATGAACATCGTTTTGATAAAGCCAAACGACTTTGAGTATTACATTGTGTATGTCGTGGAGTCCATCAAGGGTGGATACCTGTGCGGAGCAAGGCGAGTGGCCAAAAATGGCGAACTGATTGAACAGTGCGAGATATTCGGTCCGCTCATTCAGAAAGACGCAGAAAAGCGTTGCCGTATCCGGGCCAAGGTCAAGGTCAGCAAACGGGGGTACGCTTCGCTTTCCCTGGAGGACATGCCGGATGAGTTGGGGAGATGGATGGAAGTCCCTTCCGAGATGAGGGAGGACCAGGATGGGTTGATTGCTCTGGCCAAGGAAGCCAAGCGCGAGCGCTATGTTGTCTTCAAGGATGTTCGGGGTATTGGGGACTCGTTCGACCTTGGGATTGAGTATCGGGCTCATGAGGCGGGAGACGGGTTATTAGCCGTGTATGACCGTCTTGGAGTGGTACAAGTGTGTTTTGCCGAGAGGATGGAATTGGTCATCCCGACAGAGAGAAGCATAGAGATAGAGAAAGTATTCGATGGCAACTGACCGGGCAATCGGCGTACGAGACAAGCTGTCCAAGATAATCGACGATGTTATGGCGGATGGTGACCAAGAGGCGCACGTCATTGCTTGTTGTCTTGCGGTTGGTCTTGAAGAGCTTGAGAAGTGGATGTATGAGGGCAAGTTCACTCCCTCCGTTGTACCCTATAAGGACGACCGCGTTTTCCAGATACCGTTCAAGCCTGAAGAGGAAGACGATACGACACATACCGGCCCTCCTTGGGATAGGAAACACGTGGGCATTCTTGACAGGCACCCGACGTTGAGGAAAATCAAGGAAGAGGACAAGAAGCGGAAAGCCTCAATGGGCGGAATAGACAAGATGCGTAATGCGGAAAAGAATGTCGCGAGAGTATCCCTTACTATCGCTACACACGGAATAGATGAATGGGAGACACATGAGCGGCAGTACTTCAGACGGGCGGACACAAGGTCGTTGAGCCAGTCGATGAGGTTGAAGACACACGCTCCGATGAAAGAGCTTATCCAGTTTCTCAATGACGCCAAGAGGCAGTATGCCGACACGTGGGGCATCGACCTGAACGACGGAGACAAATGTCCCAAGTGTGGAAACGAAGATGTCTCTCATCATACTGGCATCTCCGAGCATCCCTTTTGGTGCAAGTCCTGCGGTACGATTTGGGGAATATAAAAAATATCGGCTGAAAATCATTTCTCATGTGTATAATGCAAGTGGAGGTCGCCCTCATAAGACGGCGTAGATTGAAATCATGCTTAGAAGTATCGAACTATGGGACTTCGAGTCTCATGAACACACGTTGATTGATGACCTGTCTGCCGCGCTGAATGCCTTCGTGGGAGACTCGAACGTTGGGAAGACATCTATCGTCCGAGCCTTGATGCTGGTGGCCTACAATGAGTTCGACCCGGACTCGGTTCGGGTGGGAGCCCGGAGATGCAAGGTCAAGGTTGTGACGGATAAGGGCTCAGTCAAGGTGACCCGAGGCCCGAAAGACAACCTCTGGGAGATAAAGAGACCGGGACAGCCAGACCTCGAACTGGATAAGGTTGGGCGGGTCGCGGCCCCGCCACAGGCCGGGGAAGTCGTTGGGCTTTCCATGGTGAAGCTGGGTGACGTGAATGTCCCTGTCAACATCATGGACCAGCTTGAGAGTCATTTCATGCTCTCCGGGATAGGAGATAAGACGGCGACCGGTTCCGTCCGTGCTCAGATTGTCGATGAAATATCCGGTCTTTCCGGTATTGAAGGCGTCATTAAGGGCGTAAGCCTCGACAACACGCGCAACGGTCGTGAACTCAAGCGGCTGGAGAAGCAGGTGGATGAGACCAGTGCCAAGATGTACGATGAGGATGTCCTCGACCGTGAAAGCCGGATTCTAGGGACAGCCCGAGACTCATTGGAAGAGCAGTACGAGGCGCTTAAAGCATCTGATGTCTGTCAGCAATTCTCTGATGAGTGGGATAGAGCCTGTAGTGCGGCGAGAGATGTCGAGAGCGAGCTTGCGGCAATCCCGGACATTGATAGGGCCGAGAGGTTGACTCAGGAGGCCGTAGACTTCATAGGGGCCTCTCGGGATGCAGTCTATATGTGTGAGCAGGCTGAGACCGTAAAGCTACAGATGCGGGACTGTATGGTTGCCCTGAACGCTATCCCGGATATCGACCGGGCAACGACCGAGATGGACCGGTGCCTTGAAGCAAGGGCCAATAGTATCTCGCTTGCGGCGGTTGAGCGTGACCACAAGGCTTGTGAAACGGAAGAGAGGGAGTGCCTTGACAAGCTGGAGTTGGTTGCTGGTGCTGACCGGGCAGTTCCGTTCCTTGAAGGGGCTCAGGAGGCGCTGGCTTCATCAAGGGCTCTTCAGGACATCATGATGTCCGAGCTTGAAGTTGATACTGACATCAGTACGCTGGAGAGAAAGATGCGTAACGCGGATACGCGTCTTGCGGATGCCATTCATGAGCGGGATAAGATATTGAAGTCCATCAAGGTCTGCCCCCTTACCCTCTTGCCCTTGTCGGAAGAGTGCCTAAAAGGAATTGGAGTATAAGAATGAGAGAGTTTATCGGACACGAGGTGAAGATT